ACCAAACTCCTTCTGGCTATTCTCGCGAGATCTAAGAACATCCCCGAGTTTCACCAGGAGGCCGAAAAATACACCGACCTATTTAAGCGCACACCAGAGGATGCATTCGAATGGAATCAGACCTTTCAGCTTAATAGGCCAAACTCCCCTGGATCTATCCGATCATTCATTGCCAACACGACCGTCGTCTCTGCAATGATAAGTGGTATATCTGACTCATGGGGAATCGTAGACAGCATCCTAATGGAAGCCTGTCGTCAACGCATTTTCCCCACCCATAAGACTCCTCGCGAATACAGATGGAACATCACTATCCTCGCCCACCACGAGATAGCGAATTGCATCTGGGCACGTAACCCTGACGCTTTGCCGCTCACCCGTCGTTACGTCCATAAATCCGAGATGATCTACTACCTACCGGCTTGGATTGATCCCAACATCGAGCTTCCCATCGTGTCTCAACAAGTCCCTCTCAATGAGCGACAAATCCAAGACATTGTCGAGGCTAAACGTACACCACCAGCGAAATGGCGACTGCAGGACCCGGATGACACACATTTTTATCCCCTATTCGCCGTCGCGGATCGGTGGTATACTTACACTGACGTCCCGGAATCTGCCGCTCCAGGAACCACTGAAGGCGGAACCATAATGTCAGGTGGCGCCGGAGGGACCCAATTGGATCCTCTTGTTGCACCTGCAATGACTATGACTCCCGCCCAAGCTGTAAACAGCCAGGAGATAGCGGATTCGGACAACACCACTGTCCCCACTGTCCTAGACACCATAGGTGGATTAACTCCCCTAGGGCTTCCCGCCGTCAACTACGCAGACAATATTGTCTCCCTCTGTGACAAGCCTATCTTGGTTCGACGCTATGCAATCAATGCGTCCACCCTAGCTGGCACTATCATCGAAGAGATTCCTTTTAACCCATGGGATTCTACCCTAGTGTCGAAGCCAATCTGGGCCTACGGCGGTCTCCATGGGATGTTTAGCGGATCCATGAACTTCCAGCTAAACTCGTATTCTGCCTCTACGATCATCGGCAGTTTAATAGTATCCTACGTCCCTCCGGTCATGCAAAAGAACTTCTCCGTCACCCTTGAAAATTTGAAGACTGTACCCAGTGCCGTCCTCAACCTTAAGGTTGGAGGGACATGCCAGATCTCCATCAACGCCGGAAATCTCACTGATGCTGCTGTCTCCCGCGAGAGAATCATTGAAGACGGCGGCAACTACGGCAAGATTATCATTGCCGCGTACACTGACATCGTTAATTCTTACGGTGTCTCTGTTAGCGTCCCCGTTATGCGTCTCTGTAGTCTAGGGACAGATGCCTACTTTTCCCATCCTTGGTATCTCTATGGGCTTGAACTATCTGGCCCTATATTCGATACTGGACCAGTACCACCAGCAGCTGACAATCTTATCATTGATGGGGGTCAACTACTTCCCTCTATCGTTGTCAGCAACCTCCCTTACCTCGAACCCGAAGAAACATCCTCAGGATGGAAATTAGGCCATACAATCGAAGATACAGAGAAAGTCACAGTCGAGGAGGATACTACAGCATCTGTGTATACAGCTTTCTGGTGGGGCCACAACACCCAAGGGCCATCGATAGATTTTATAAACTCTGCACAAGCCCTTGACTGGGATGGAAGACGAGGGACTCCTTTCATAATATCTACGGATCCCGCCTATGTCGAATACTCTCCCACCGAAGCTGGAAACTATGAATATCTGTGTCCAGCCCTAAATACCAAGGCGGCTGCTTTCATGTCCTATACGGGTGTCTCTGCCACGATCGGCAATCCTGACACTGCGGCTATCCACGGGTCATGTACAAAGCTCGACAACACCAAACGTGTCCATTCTGCGCTCCTTCCCACTAGTTTCACAGCTACAGAGATTCGATATAACCCCGCCAATCGTGAAACAGGCGAATTTTCCGTAGATTTCGTTCGGCGGGAAGCTGGTCACTATTCCTTTGTAGGAGATCTGGCAGTCACAGCTGTGATCACTAATGACGCTCACGATACCGAATATTCTAAGCGTGGAGCCATGATCGATGACGGCACCAGATTTGGAAATCTAGGCTCTACTACCTTTGACACTCCTCGCCTAAACTTTTCCGGCGTCCCGAAATGCACTAGCGCGAACACCAGCGCGGAGAATGCACCCAGCGGCTATTACGCCCTGAGATTCGACCGCTTTGAACAATACTTCATACCAGCAGTCAATACGGATATTGCAGATAGTGGTAGAACAATGCCCTATCTGGCCCGTGAAATCGCCTTCTTGGAATCTGTGCGGTCCTACTTTCTCCGCAATAAAGACATCTTGTCCTACTCCTATGACATGTCGTCTGTCGCTGGAGCTTCTCTAGGAACCGTGCTTTGCAACAAGCATGGATGCTTCGTGTACACAGAGACTGGATCTCCGTTCGCTCTGTACACTAGTGCATCGACTGTTCGATACACCAATTTCCAAGCATTTGAGACTCTCTGGCCCTCCATTCCATCTGTGCCTGATGACGTCTACACAACGCGAGTCGTATCTCCGGAGGCTGCGTGGGTCGCAACCGACCTAAACAAACGTATCCACGTCAACAACGTCTTCAGCATCGATGACGACGCACAACGTTCTAAACTCTTACACCAGGACATGGAGCGTATGGCAGCTGAATTCCGTGAGACCACCCTCACTATGATGAAACAAGTTAAGACGCATTTAGTTCGTGACACCCCTGAGGCCATGGCAGCCATTGGAATCGGTGCAGGCCTATCTGCCTTTGGGAACGCCATGTTTCGGGGAAAGGGAATGAAACTCGACAAATATAAAGCAGACCTCGCAGCCTCGACCGCAATGAGAACGACAGCAATGTCTGGATATGCATCCTTCATTACTGCGAAATACATGGCGGATCAGAAATACAAGCTAGGAATGGCCTCTATGGGATACGACAACGATGCGGCGACTCAAGGTGTAAACCAAGAGTCATCAAATCTAGGCAGCTCTCAACTAGCAATTGAAGCGCGCCCGGATAATAGCTCGGCAATACCTATGCCAGCCCCAATGCCGTCTACTGTCGTCCCCTCGATGCCTCCTGGAAGTATGATGACCCAGCCACTCTCCAGCACTCTATCAGGCTACGTGTCTGCTCAAGGATCTTCTTCCTCTTCCTCGGATTATGGTTCGGTTCAATCGCACAGACCTTCCTCATCGGATCATACGTACGCGACTCCCTATACATCAATCCTGTCATCAGTCAATCGACAGAATGAATATCGAAGGAGCATTCAACGAATTCCATCATCGCGTATTGGACCATCGCGCCGAAGCACCACAGGCTTAACATCACGACAACCCCGAACTCGACAACCGATTACGACAAAACCGACTATGTCAACCATACCCGAAGAAGCCCCACTTCGTCAGTCCACTCAGAACATTCCGGACTCACGTATTGGGCCTTCTAGTCGTAACCC